GAATAACAAACCGAAATCCAACAATACTTTTATTTTATTTTGCTGTCATTTTAACATTTAGACAGAAATACCTGTAAACTAATCTGTTATATCTTCATTCAGAGTGACAGAAGTGACAGGAAAATTATTTTTAGCTTAATATTGGCATCTTATTCCATCTTTGAAAACTCTGAGGAGGCAGATATATTTCTTATATAACCTCAATTCCGCAACATTATTCCTTGTGAGGTACTTTTTTATATTGAAGTGACATTTTGGGCTTTATCCATTGATTTGGGAATTTTCCGGAGTTCTTGGTTCTTGCATAGGCATAAAATCCCCCACCCAAACCAATGGGGAAGTATGATAACTACAAAGAAATACAGTTTATTCTATGAAGATTTCAGCGTAGTAGGTTTTATTTGTATATAGGTTCAGAACGTTCTGTCTTCCAGTTCGCACCCATTTTGCTGGCACGCTGACAAAATGTAGGATAAAGGCTTTCAGCCTGCTTGTCTTTTTCAACGGCTTGACCTTTTCGCTGATATGACGGACGAGATAGAGAGAGAAGTTCTTCAGCATGGCGGTAACCATCATGAAAACCATGTTCTCAGCCATAAAGGAAAAGGGCAGATGTGCCCAGCCGAAATCATTGTTCTGTATGTCGAAGTTCTTTTCGCTTGCTCCACGCTCATTATAAAATGTAATGATGTCTTTCTCAGTAGATGTCCAGTTATTGGTGAGGATACAGCGGTATGTGTATATTACTCCGAACATATCCGTCTGTTGCTTGCCATCCTTGTCTTTCAAGGGACTACGCTGTACGACAAGCCTGTATGACCTTCCTTCTATTAAGTTGTCCATATTGATGGATGTGACATCGCATTTCTCATAGCCAAGCTCAACGCTCTTCCATTCTTTTAACTGTCGGAAGTTCTCATAGCGACTGCCACAGTTGGTAGCACGTATATAGAACGTGTTGCAGCGCTGCTCTACGGTTTGGATGATTTCCTTTGAGAACGACCCGCAGTCAGCACGGAAACGCTCTATCACCACACCAAGTTCAGAGGTCACACGGTCCATAGTGCGACGGAGCGTATCCTCCTGATGGAATTTTACATTGGTATTCCCATCACGGTTCTCACCTCCGACTATGATTCCCCCAATGGAAGCCCATCCTGGGAAATAACCATGATCCTGCTTGTAAGAATACTTTGCATCGAACTTGTGGGCCGGAATAAACTGGTGGTCAAAGTCCAAGTCAACATGGCTACCCACCTTTATAAGCCCCATCCTCCGTATCATTCGTAAAAGTAAGGTATTCAACTTTTCTGCCGTATTGAAACTATACGACTTGTCGGAGGTCTCGCTCTTATAGACAATATTTTTCTCGGCAAGCTCCTTTAGTCCGCGCCCCACAGTGTCGGCACTGGGTAATAGCGTATTAGGTCTCTGCTTGAACTGTCCAATAAGCGCATTGATGTCCTCAAGGCATTCTCCACCACAAAGGTAGCTGAAGAAGAGAGAGCCGAAAATACTTCCATGGCTGAATGCTTTGCCACTACGTCCACGTTTGCCCAATACTGATTCGGTAAGTTTTTCAAAGCCCAACTTTGAGAAAACGTCCATAATGTGATAAATCCCACCGAAAGAAGTGATATTCTCGTTTTTAATTGCTACCTTTGTCATGTCAGTTTTTTGCTTACTTGTTATGTTTGCAGCACCAAGATAGGTGAAATTTCTGACATATCCAAGTGTTTTGAGAACTTTATTTCTCAGACACTTGGAGTTCTTACAAGAATTTATGCTACGGAATTAAGGTGCTATATAGAAGAAGATTCTACCTGTACACTTTCGTCGTGCTTCTGTCAGTGCCTCATAGAACTTTGCACTGTGAGAAGGTATCTCAAAGACAACCGCCTCTCCTCCTTGTTTTGTAAGTGCTTTCTTTGCATACTTCACGATATTACCAGCTCCGCCTGTTACACATTTTAGGTCAGCCTTTATATTATCAAACTTGATATCGTAGGTCTGTCCAACTGGTCTGTCTACACCTTGCAGGTATTCTATATCATGTCCATTATCGGCAAGAACCTTACACATTCTTGTTTCCTTATTAAACTTCTGTCTTTCAGCATTGCTGGCAGCAGCTTCTGCAATGCGTTCTAATTGTGTTACTACAAGCCCAGTATTCTTTGGTGCAACATAGGTTCTTTCCCATGTCTTCTCATCATATTTCAGAATGCGCTTAGCAGCTCCAATATTTTCGTTTTTTTGAGCTCTTATCAGTTTACATGCAGCGCAGAGTTCATTGTCAGGAATAAAGACAAGTTTCTGTTTGCCTTTAGCTATGTCACAGTCTTTGCACCGCTTGATAGTATAAGGGTTATAATCGGGTACTGTCTTCTGCTCCTGTCCTGCATTGAAACGGAATATCCCCTTAGTATCCCTTCCTGTAGCTTCTTCCCCAAGAATCATTGCCTCCTCGTGTGGTGTAGTAGGAAACTTTGTCTTTCTCACCTGCACCACTGTACAACGACAGTTCCAACCATTTGGAGGGTAATATTCCTCCCAAAATGGGTCAGTAATAGGAAGTGTTACACGATTAAGTGCTGCATGTTCTGGGCGTACCTTGTCATCACCAACTGTTCGGTACTGCAAATTATATCGGTCACCATCTTGCATGAAGCCCTCCCATTTCGCAGCCATTTGAGCCGAAGCTTGTACAAAGTTGTATTCTGCTTTGAGGTAATTCCCATTGTAGGTACTATCGACACTTCGAACGTCATTTAAAAATTGTTCGAACGGCTTTCTATTTCCATTCTCATCGAGAAGTGATGGGAAAGCTTCGTTTAGCTCGTGAAAGGTCTTCATACCAGAGAAGATATAATTTGAGCGTTCAAGCCTCCTACGCATTCCTTCAGACATTTTCACCTGCTTAAATGAGGAATCCAAGACTGATGCGTGTGCATTAATGAACTCCTGGATCTTTGGCTTTTCAAGAACTTCAATCTTAAACTGCGACCCCTCTACTTTATAGAGTGTCTCCATCATGCTACTGAAAAGAGCAGAGAGTTCTTTCCTAATATCTTCCTCACGGCTGAAAGTTGCTTGTAAATTCTCTTTCCCAAGCAATTGTGCATAACGCTCATGCAGCCCCTCATAATCAGAGGGGCTTAGTCGAAAAAAGGTTGCTTTGCGTTGTGTTGCTTCTTTTTCTCTCCCTTGGGTGTATTATCATCCTCTGGGTTTTCATTGTCTCCTTGCGGATCATTAGGGTCTAATATAGGCATTTGTCTACGTTCACCCACAGGAATATTATACTTTTCCTCAAAATAAGAAGGTGCTACCTCGTAATTGTTCAATACAAGTTGTTCATAAGCAATTTGCTGCTCTGGAGTATAGTCGACGCTGTAGTCCCAATCAAAACGTACACCCTTGAGTGGAAAGCCATGTTGTACCATGCGCGGAATAAGTTGGTTATTCACCACATCACGTAAGGTATCACAATCTGCTTCTACGAGGTTCTGGAAAACCTCAAGGTGTGTTTCTGACTGTGAAAGTGAAGAACCATCCTCTATTGTCATCGTTTGTCCAATAATCAGCTTAGATAGTTCAGAGTTCGCTCTATCTATTCGTCTGTCGTAAACATTAAAGGCATCTCCTTTGCTTGATTCTACAACCTCAATCTCGGTACCCTGCTGGAAGATAGCCCAACCTTCCGTTCCCATGTCTGCCATCATCTTCTCCATCTTAGACAGCTCTTTATCGTCACGTGTTGTGGTACGAGCTATTCTCATAGGCATTCCGAATATTTCGGCAAAGGTGTCCCAAAAGGCTAAAGCATTCTTCTTAGGTATAGTTTGAGTGGCAGCCTTGAGGTATAATCCAAGGCTATCAGTTTGTCCGACTTCTATAAGCCAGTCGATAAATGGTGGCTTATGATAATCGATTCCTGTCTTCCAATCATCGCCAATCTGCTTAATGACTCTTCCATATTCAGGAATAACGTGTTTTCTCGGAATAAGCTTTACACCATTGTAATAAAGCATATTATTGGCATCAGTCATCAATTCACCAAGTTCTATGAGCGAGTGTCCCCAATAATTAGCATCCAGCGCATATTTCATAAACTGCTTGAACCATGATTTATTGAAATAATCGGCTGCTTGTTCGTCTTCGTCTCCCTTTTCATTCACCAATTTAAACGATCGTGATAAAACAAAACCTTCACGCTGCTGAATACAGCCAGAGAGGTGCAAATCTACCTCTACATCTTTATAAATATCGTAAAGACGCTGCCTATTAGGATTCTCAACATTGATAGCCATCTGCCATGCAGTACGCCAATCTCCGATATCCTTACGCGTAAGCGAATCCGTGGTACGTTGTAGTTCCATGACAGTCTTCCGAAAGCGTTTAGCTTCGTTCTTTGCCAATCGGAGTGTCCCAAAAGGTGTTTGCGCTAATGACTTATTATTTGTCTTCTTATTTTTTGCCATAGTTTTTACCAATTATATCGTTGTTTCTTTTGGCTACCATATTTCATCGGTAGTCCAATTGTTTCTCCATTTTCATCAAGCGCAAGTGGTAAGTCTGGTATGATTTTCCCAGCTTGTACACCTTCAAGCCATTTGACAGCACGTTCATATCGTTCCTTACGGATTTCCATACCCATTTTCTGTGGTGTAGACGCAGCCATGTGATAAATAGCAATATCACAGGTATACATTACTACAAGCCTATTGCGCTCACTGTCTGAAGCTTTGAAAACAGCATCTGTATCGTATTTAGGGCGGAGATATCCTGCTATTTCCTCGATTGCTTCCAGTTCAGCATTGGAGCGGTTCTCTGCACTGACTTGAGAAACAACCTTGAGTGCCTGATCTCCAATGACAACCTTATAATCTTCATCAGTTATAAACATAAGCCTACATTGTTATATATAAAGCCTTTTTCTCTATATCTCTCATAGTAATTCCCTTTTTGAAGATACCATGTGAGAGGAACTTCTTAACTTCCTGTTTGGAAAGTACCTCAAACTTTCCTTTAATCACAATTACCATATATTTACGGTGTGTGATATGACGGAATTTGTCTGCTTTCTTTATGGCACGCTTTAGTCGAAAACCAAAAATGATGTCTTTAAATAGTTTGAACATGTTACCATGAGTTTTTTGAAGTCGGACGACGTCCGAACCTCGGTGAATAAATCTGTTGTCTTGTATTCTTTTGTAAGATATAGATAGCTCCCTCGTCAGCATCTGGTGCATCATCGTTACCACTCATGCCTTTTTCAAAAGCAAGAGTTTGTTCAACACCTGCCATCATATCAGGATCATCCTTTTGTGAAGCATCATAATAAACAAAGCCTCGCTCCCATAGTGGACTGATAGCCTCAACGCGCTGGAACTTGTCAGGTTTTTTACGTGTGTCGCCTGTAATTGGAAGCTGATACCCTCGTAAGTTTCCCTCGACAGTAAAATCATCAAGGATGATATCTTGCATAAAAGAAGCCTCCATTGCAAATCGTATTGCTATTCCCACATCCAAACTCCATTCATAGAGGTCATAGCACCAGCGAACAAGTTCCGCTACTGAAGCTTTGCGTACAAAAGCTTTTAGATGCCAAAGAGAAGTTCCATGTTTTCCCCATAGCTTAGCTGCTTTGGTATCATTAGATTTCTTGCTCTTCCATGAAGGGTCAATATAAAGTACGAATTCAGAGAATTCTTTCCATTTTGGACGCTTGGCATAACGTATCCATTCTTGATGAAAGACAGTTCCTTCCACAATAGGGTTATGCATCATTTCCTTGTTCCAAGCTCTATATCCAACAAATTCAGCATATTCACGTGCCTCCTCTTTGGTCCACTTTTCTTGCCAAACTGGATTTCCCTCATTATCGACAGCGTATATCGTCGACACATGAACACCCTTTGTCTTACAGATGTTGGCAAGTACAGATGTTTTGGAAATGAGGTTACCAACCATAATAAAACGTCCACGTCCCACATCAAGCGCACCGAAGAGAGCCTCCTTTACCCAGTCTGTGAGTTCACGAACACGTCGTTCATTACGGCAAAGCTCATCATCATCAAGGTCGTCAATAACAATGTAGTCAGGACGTGATTCGCGCTTTCTGAGACCACGTGGGGATTGTCCTCGTCCACAGGCAAGAAAATATACACCATCCTTAGTGTTAAACTCACCCTCAGTCCAGCTGCCCATAGACATCTGTTTACCAAAGTCAGCAATAATACGCTTGTTATATTGAAGCTCTGCCTGAATATCTCCGAGAAGACGAATAGCACTCTCCTCGGACTTACCAACTATCACCATGAAATTAATGAGCCGTTTTGGTTGAAACATTAACCAAAGCGGTGTAAAGATATCCATGTGTGTTGACTTTGCATGACCACGTGGCCATTTAAAGACAGCCTTAAGGTTTGACGTGTTCTTTACCTTGAGCGCAGCTGCGTTATGAAAAGGAGCATTATGTATGGTACGAATGATCTCTCCTGTGGCTTTATCTCGCAACTGGAGGAAATGCGGAAAGTAATACTCACAAAAAGCGGCATAGTCTTTCTGCAAGTGTTTAATACGTTGCTCTTTTTGAAGAGTTGTTTCTCGTACAAGGCCCTTAGTGTCGGTGATAGCTTGTATCTGCCGACAGTGCTCTTGCCATTCCTGTTGTATTTGTTTTAATTCCGCAATTGTAGCCATAATCTATTTATAAAGAAGAAGGGTTCTGCATTCGCTCCATAAGGAACTTATTCTGATACTTATTGATAGCCTTAACAAGTTCTGGGGTAATATCTGGGTCGAAAGAAGCCTGATCTTGAATCCATCTATTGAAAGCCATAAAGACTTCAATAGCATCAATGACATTCGCTTTCTTATCAAGTTTCTCTATTGTTGCTGATAATTTAGAAAGCTTATCTGCTAATGAACCAATAACTGTAGGGTCATCAGATTTGTTGACATTCTCAATTATACCATCAATAGTTAGAAGAAGCTTGTTCACGAGTTCAGGGCGTGATATGTTTTTTGCTGCACGAGCTTCTTTCCACCCTTCAGTGGTACACCATTTAGAGACAGTGACACGTGACACGCCTAATTGGTCGGCTATCTCCGTCTGTTCCATTCCAGAAAGATATAATGATCTTCCGATGGATTTTTTCTTTTCTACTTCTGCTTTTGTCATAAAATCGTTTTGCTGGATTGTGTTAAATCTACTGCAAAGTTGCTCCTTTTTATATAGGCTAAAAAGAAAGTGTGCAACGCTTGCACAGATGTGTGCAAGCGTTACGTACTTCCTTTGTAGATAGCTGTAAATAACGCAACTTTGCAGCAAACATGATAGTTGAGATAAAATCATAAAAATATGAGTAAGACAAAACGAGTAAGAATTAGCAACGAAAGTCTGAATAGTTACGGATTCAGAGTCTTGACCAGCGGAATGGAAATTGGTCAATATAGTCGAAATCCTGTACTACTCTATATGCACGAGCGTGGTAATGTGATAGGCTATGTTAAAGACCTGCAGGTTGAGGATAACGAGATAACAGGTGAACTTATGTTTGACGAAGCAACAGAGTTAAGTCAGCGTTGTAAAAAGCAATGGGAATTCGGATCTCTAAAGATGGTCAGTGTTGGCATAGATATTTTGGAGATGAGTGAAGATCCTAAGTTTCTCGTAGAAGGCCAGCTTCGTCCAACTGTTACCAAAAGTAAACTCTTCGAGGTATCGTTGGTAGACGTTGGTGCTAACGACGATGCTCTTGTTCTTCAGAAAGATGGTCAACGAATAGAATTAGGCAAAGATGGTGGCATGGTGCTACCTCTTCTACATAACAATAATAACAATCAAAAAGAAAAAGAAATGAATCAAGAGAAATTAGCCCTTGAGTTAGGTCTTGCAAAAGATGCTGATGAGGCAGCTATCAGTGCTGCTTTGGCAAAACTGAAGACAGAAAGTGCAGAAGCCGAAAAGCTGCGTGCAGAATGTGATACTTTGCGTGTCGCACGTATTGAGACTCTTGTAAACGGAGCTGTTGCTGAGAAGAAGATTGGTGAAGACAAGAAGCAGCACTTTATGGAATTAGGCAAGAAGATTGGTGCTTCTGACTTGAAAGCGACCTTCGATGCAATGTCGCCACAAGTCAAGCTTAGTAACTTGATAGGTCATCAAAGTGGTGAGCCAAATGCAGGACAAGGTGGGTACGAGAAGTTAAGCGATGTTCCTGCTTGCGAGATGGAAAAGCTCAAGAAGGAATCACCAGCTTTATACAAGCAGTTGTATAAAAAAGAGTACGGTTTTGAGTGTGAGATTTAAACAAGTATAACAACAAAAAGAAAGAAAAACAATGACAAGATTGATTTCTATGTTAGCAGCTGTTCTTATGAACAGTCTTGTAGGTGGAGTAATTGCTTCTGCCTTGGGGCTCCCAGCTATAGCAGGTGCTGTAGCCTTGAATATGATAGCAGCGGTAATTGGACAGGCCATTCCTAAGGGTAGTCTTCGTGCTGGTGTCTATACTGAAATCTGGACAGGTGAGTTGGTAAAGCATCTCCGTCGTGGACTGGAAGCATCATTCCTTGATGGTATTCCTGATAATTCAAGTATTGTTGATAATGATGTCATCCACTTGATTGATGTAGGTGTAGACCCAGAGGTTTTGATTAACAATACGACTTATCCTATCCCACTACAGGCTTTGGAAGACAAGGATATTGCTGTCAAGCTGGATAAGTTCCAGACTAAGGTAACTCCAATTACTGATGATGAGTTGTATGCCTTGAGTTACGATAAGATGGGTCGTGTGAAGGAAAGTCATGGAAATGCTATTAACGATTCGAAATTCGCTAAGGCTGCTCATGCCCTCTGTGCTAAGGAAAATACTGAGACCACACCAGTATTGAAGACCACTGGTAAGCGTGACTCTGTAACAGGTCGTCGTAAGATGACTCTTGAAGATCTCTTGAGTGTTAAGAGGTCAATGGATAAACTGAAGGTACCATCACAAGGACGTCGATTAGTGCTTTGTAGTGATCATGTCAATGACCTGTTGGAGGTTTCACAGACCTTTAAGGAGCAGTACAATATCGATCGTAACAATGGAACGGTAGGTAGACTCTTTGGCTTTGATATCTATGAGTATGCTGATAATCCTCTCTACACAACAGCAGGAAAGAAGAAAGATATCGGTGCAGCTGTCACAACTGGTGAGTTCCAGTGTTCGTTTGCCTTCTATGCACCACGTGTCTTTAAGGCTACAGGCTCGACCAAGATGTATTACAGTGAGGCATCTACCGACCCACAGAACCAGCGTTCACTCGTCAACTTCCGCCACTACTTTATCTGTATGCCTAAGAAGGCAGATGCTGGTGTAGTGTTAATGAGTGATTACAAGAATCCAAGCCTTCCAGAAGGATAAAAAGTAGAATTATAAATAGTAAGACGTATGAAACTAAAAGTTATTAACGCATTTTGTGATAAGATAGACCACGTAACAGTATATGAGCCAGGAACTATCTTGGAGGTAAATGACGTAGAACGTGCTCAAGACCTCATCACACGTGAACTGTGTAAGGAATTCAAGGGTAAGACCGCTCCTACTTTTGTTCTCGGTGACCAGGAAAGCGAGAGCGAAACAGATAATACTAATTCGTCAGAAACATTGAATGAATCTGCGGATGGTACAGAGAAGAACTCTGAGAAAGAATCTGAAGAGGAATCTGCGGATGGTACAGAGATGAACTCTGAGAAAGACTCTGAAGAGGAATCTGAGGATGGTACAGAGGGAGAGTCTCCAAACTCAGATGATGATGAGTAAACCTATGAAGTACCTTGTAATCCACTGCACCGCCACTCCAGAAGGTCGTGAAGTAAGTTCTAAGGAGATACGTGCATGGCACACTAACCCTGTAAGTCAGGGTGGCCGTGGCTGGAAGCAGGTGGGTTACACGGACATGGTTCACTTAGATGGTCGTGTGGAACGATTAGTGGATAACAATGAGGATGCTAATGTTGATCCATGGGAAATGACAAATGGTGCTGCAGGATATAATGCTGTAAGCCGTCACATAGTATATGTTGGTGGATGTGATAAAGCCATGAATCCTAAAGATACTCGCACAGAAGCACAATGTGAAGCGTTAAAGCGTTATGTGCAGGATTTTTACCGTCGTTTCCCTCAGATTAAGATAGTTGGGCATCATCAGCTTAATCCTGGTAAGGCTTGTCCAAGCTTTGATGTTCCAAAGTGGCTACGTGAGATTGGTATCAGACAAGTTTAATTGAATTGAAAGACAATGGCAGACACAATATTCCAGATTCTGCAATGGGCAATACCTTCAGGTGGTATCGGTGCTGCCATTGCCTGGATAGCAGAAAAGAAAACAAGAGATGCCAAGACTGCTAAAGAGGTGCATGACACCTATAAGGCTATGTATGAAGACATCTCTGCACTATTAGTTGAAACTCAAAAGAAGTATGAAGAAACAAAAGAGCAAATTGAAACACTCGGAACAGAGAACAGCCGTACCAGGCGAGCACTTAACCGCTTATCTCGGGCTATCGAGGCTATTCAGATTTGTCCTCATCGTGCTAATTGCCCTGTCAGCGGTGAGCTGTCACTCGACGAAGAAGCTGACACAGGAAAGCAGGTCAGAGCAAAGCACAGAACTACTCGACAGCGAGGTGGTGAACATCAGCACACTGCAGATGCGACCAGTGAAGGTGCCGATGTCAGCAGTGAGTCTAACACTGAGTTTGGATTCTCTGCGTCAGTTGCCTCTCGGAGCAGGATACACAGCACGTCAGGGACAGGCGAATCTGAAAGTAAGGAGAATGGCTCCAAGCGTAGCTAAATCTGGGCAGAGTACAACTGAACCTGGACAGATTGTAATTGAGGCCAGTTGTGACAGCCTTGAACTGGTTTGCTCCAGTCTGACAAAGACGGTCAGTACTCTCAAAAAGCGTCTTGCCCGTCAGCAAAAAGTTGGCGAGTTCAAGTATGAGGAGAAAAAAAACGAGTCCCCTTTTAATACTGTTCTAACAGCATTTAAATGGCTTTTAATAGGCTTTGTGACGGGTTTAATTTTATCGAAGATTAAGGCTATTATTTTATTTATAAAAAGGAAAATAAGAATATGAGCAAAAACAAATTCATCTACGGCATCGCAGCCGTTAAGTTCAAGGAAAAAACTGTAGGCTACATTGAAAAAGGTAGCTGGGATTGGGGTGGCTCAAAGCCAGAGAGTACCGATGTAGAAGCTGAGCAGGTTCCTGATGCTCCTGTACTCACTCTTCTCCAGAAGAATAGTCAGGTAAGCCCAACGTTCAATCTTATCCAACTGGATTATGAGAACCTGCAAGCTGTGCTTGGTGGTAAGCTCGTGGAGACTGGTCAAGATTCCAACAAGAAGGTTACGGGATGGCAGGCACCATCTACCCTCGTTGAATTACGAGGTCCTTGGGAAATCCAGTTTGTCAGTGGTCAGACCATGAAGATTCCTAACGGTACTATCCTTGCGAGTCTTGGTGGTAAGTTGACGCTTACAGAAGTTTCTAAGGTTGAATGCCAGTTGAAGGTTAACAAGCCTGAGAATGGGGGAGCTCCTTATGAAATCAATGATAGCGTAAGTGAAGGCTGATGGATGAACAATTGATTAGACGAATCCAAAGAGAGGGAGCGGAAGCCTTACTTGACAGAGGCGTTTCCCTCCCTCTTCTGGATATAAGAATACCCTTCTTAAAGTTGCCAATACGTCTAAGGCTCACGATGAAGCGTCCAACAATGTCAAGACAGCTTAAGATAGCGCATACATATCTTTCAATGAATATGACGTTGGAACAGTTCAGTTCCATGAATTATGATGCACAGATGGCTTTCATAGTACAGCATGGTAAGAAGTTTAGTCGTATCATAGCTTTAACAATAGAGCAAAAGTGGTTACCGACATCCGTAATTGCATGGTTCGTAAGGCACTTTATGCGATGGGACTACCAGAAGGGCGCATTTGAGAAGTTCGTCACCCTTATGGGAACAGAGTCTTTTATACCTATTATCAGATCAGTAGAGATGACCAATCCGATGAAACTGAGACTGAGCCAAAAGAAAGAGGGGAGTTAAAGAGTCATTGGGAAGGCTCCCATAGCCCCTTTGGGTTTGTCTGGCAAATTGCCAGTGCCACAGGATGGAGTGTAAGATATATCTTGTATGGAGTAAACTATCAGACGCTTATAATGATGCTCAGCGATGCTCCACGATATGTGAATAAGAAAGTAAGCGAAAAGAAAGTGCAAACGGAGGAGGAAGAAGCCAATGATATTGTAGGGTTCTTTCAGAGTAACCTCAAAGGATAGTAATAAAAAACATCTATATGAAACCAGTAGAGATTGAATTCCTTATGCGTGATAACCTCACGGCAGGACTTGACAAAAGTAAGATGAGCGTCGAGCAGCTTCTTGGAGCAGCTCGTCGCGCTTCTCTCGTTATCAACGCTAAAATTACAGAACAACGTAAGGTCATTGATGGAGTTAATTCTGATCTCGAAAAGATGCAGCGTAAGTTGCAAACAATGAAACCTGGTTCTGCACAAGAGGAACTACTGGCAGAGATTAGTGCATGCAAAAAGGTTCTTAATGAGGAAATCGGTGCATTACAGCAATTAGAAAAAGAGCACCTACAAGCTAAGCAGGGTGTTGATCAGCTGGCGCAAGAGTATCAGAAAATCTCTATATCCGAGGAAAGCGCAGCTGCAAGTAGTAAGAGTTTAACCGATAGAATTGTTGAACAGAAAGCAATCATAAAGCAGACAGAAGCTGATGTAAAAGCCCTTCAGAAAGCTTATGATACGTCTGCACCTGGTAAAGCTCAGGCAGAAATATTAGCTGACCTCAACGCAGCAAAGAAAGCCTTACAAGAAGATAAAGGTGCCTTGGAGGAACTGACAGAAGCACAGAATCGTAGTAAAGAGAGTAATCAGCGTCTATCAAGGCAGTTACGTGAGTTACAGAACGACATGGCACGTATGCGTCTTAATGGGCAGCAGAATACCGAAGAATATCAGAAGATGGCTGAGAAAGCAGCACAGTTATCCGATACTCTTGGCGACCTCCGTGCTCAGACCAGCATCTTAGCTAATGACGATGCAAATCTGCAGGGCTTTATTTCTGGAGTCAACGGACTCTCAGGTGCGTTTACCACAGCTACAGGTGTAATGTCGCTATTTGCGTCAGAGAATGAAAACCTGATGAAGATACAAGCACGTGTACAGAGTGTTATGGCAATCACTATGGGATTGCAGCAGGTGTTTAATGCTTTAAATAAGGATAGTGCTTTTCGTTTGGTCACGGTTACCAAAGCTAAGGAATTGCTTACAGCTGCTAACTATCGCCTTGCAACTTCATTGGGAATTTCCAATGCAGCTGCAACGGCATTAATGGCAACTCTCACACTTGGATTATCATTAGTTATTACAGGTATAATTGCAGCGTGGAATGAGTTGTCTGATGCTCAAGAAGAAGCAGCAAAAAAAGCACAAGAACGTGTTGAGATAGAATCGCAAGGGCGTGCCGAGATGATTAAGACACGTTTTGAGATAGACACCACACGAGAGGCTCTTAAGAATTTTGCAGGCTCCAAGGAGGAGGAGAAGCAAAAATGTGAAGAGATGAATCGTAAGTATGGCGAGGCTTTTGGATATTATGATACTGTTGCACAGTGGTATGATGTACTGACTGAAAAAGCCGAGCAGTACATACAAATGCTCTTTTTACAAGCGAAAGCTCAAGCATTGGTTAACAAAGCTGTAGAAACAGATGATAAACTTGCTAAGCATAAAGGAACTAAACCTGGTAATGCAGAGTCTGATATTCCATGGTATGAGAAGTTTGGACTTGCAATGTATACCAACTATGACCCAAAATTCAACGCTATTAATGCTATCGATAAGGCTAATAAACAAGCGTATAACAAGAAAACGAAAGAATTAGAAGCAGAGCGTGATGCTTATCTTAAGCAAGCTGCAGACTTACAAAAAGAAGCTGCTAATATAGGCAAGGGTGCAAATATCGGTGGGCATGTATCGCCATCTGGCAGCAAGAAGACCAAAGTCAAGAAGCAAAAAGACACTAAGAGGGAAGAAAATCGTATTGCCAATGAACTGCTTGCATTACAGCAAAAGAATCGGCAAGCAGAGATAGACCTGTTGGAAGAGGGGTCTGAAAAGAAACGTCGTCAGATTAAGGAAAACTACGAAAAGGAACGAGAAGAACTCGTTAAACAAGAAAAGATGTGGCGTGCTGCTCAAAAAGGACAACTAACCAAGCAGCAGGAAGAAGCACTTGCAACTGCTCATTCGCTGGCTGCTAAGAAAAAAAAGGAAGGTGAGGACGAGATTGCTAAGGAGGAAGCTAAAAAGCGTCTTGAGATGCAGCGTGACGAGGTGCAAGCTATGAGCGATTATCTTCGTAAGTATGGTTCTTTTCAGCAGCAGAAGCTTGCTATCGCTCAAGATACAGCACAGAAAATAGCTGAGATAGATGCTTCCGAGGTGAGCGAAACTACTAAGAAATGGCAGAAGGCTCAAATCATCAAGGAGCAACAGCAAAAAGAAGCAAGTATGTCATTTGAGGAAATCAGCCGTGGTATTGACTGGAATGCACTATTTAGTGGTGTAGGTAGTCTTACTCAAGAGATGATGCGACCGATGATGGAACAGTTGCGTGCTTACATAGAAACAGATGATTATCGGAATGCAGATGCACAGACTCAACAGGCTGTGACTGACCTTATTCAACAGCTACGTCAATATATAGGTACGGACCAAAGTGTAACATGGCAGAAGTTAGATGAAGAACTCAAGGCATTTACTAATAGTGTAGCAGTTTATGATCGTGCAGTTAAAACAGAAGAGGCTGCTGTTAGAGCACGTGAAGAGGGTAAAAAGAAACTCTCTACTGGTGCAATTACCTCAGAGGAATATAAAGTCCTCGAAGATAAAGCAGAAGAGTTGGGAAATGCAACTGTGAAAGCACATGAAAGCATGGAAGCTTTTGGTACTGCACTTAACCGTACATCGGAGGAGATTGCTAATTTCACGTCTGGTTTAACTACCGCTCTTAATAATGCTAAAGGATGGCAAGGGGTTGATGGCTTTGGCGGCGTGCAACAATCCGTAGGACAGATAGATCAGTTAAAAGGTACGTTAGATTCTATTCTTCCTCAGATGGGCGAAGGTATGGCTAAGACTATCGGAACCACGATGTCACACACAATGGGTAATGTATTGTCTTCCTTAGGTGGAGAATTGTCAAGTGTGCTATCA